CCGTCTGCGCCCCAGCCAGCCCCGCCTGGGCGCCCGCGAGCCCCACCTGAGCCGGCAGCAGCGTCGAGGTCTGTGCCTTCGTCTGGGCCGTCTGGGCGTCTGTCAGCCCCGCGTTGGCCGTCGCCTGCGTGGCCTGGGCCTGGGCGAGCTGTGACTGCGAGCCGGTGAGGCTGGTCTGGGCGTTGGTCAGCCCGGTCTCGGCTTTTTGCTTGTCGATCAGACCCGGCAGCAGCGCGTTGGTCTGGTCGGCCTGTGCGTTCAGGGCCTTGGCCTGAGCGTTGAGCTGGGCAATCTCCGCCGGCGTCTTGGCCGTGGTTGCCGCGGCCGTCGCCAGCAGCGAGGCCGCCTGGGCACTGGCCGACGTTGCCTGGGCCGCAACCAGCGCTTTCTGGCCGTCTGAGCCCTCGTCGAGGACTTTCGCCTGCGTCCTGGCCAGCCCAGCGTCCGCGTCGGCCTTCGCCGCGGTGGACTGCGCGACCTGGACCTGGCCTGGATCAACGGTCCCATCGTGGATCGCGTCGTTGAGCGTTTTGCTGCGCGACGCGTTGGCCGTCTCGACGCGCTGCAAGCCCTGGCTGAGAGTCGAGTACAGCGCGTTCAGGGTGCTGGTGGCGGCGGTCAGTTTCGCCGGGTTGGCGATGGTGGCGGGATCGTTCTGTGCCTGATCGACGAGAACTTTCTGGGCGTTGATCTGATCCCACAGCTTGGCGACGTCGGTGTTGGCTTTCAGCAGCTCGGCATCGGACTCGCCGATGACCTGCGAGACGGTGTAGCCACCCATGCTCGGCGACCCTGGCGCAGCCGGGCCCGCGGCTGGACCCGTGGTGGACGTGGCCGCTTTGCTAGCGTTGGGGTCGATGTTCACGTTGGTGACGGGTGCCTGCGCGGGCTGGTCGCTGGGCGCGACATACGGCGTGTTGGCGCCGCCAGGTTGCGTGGCTGGCTGACCCGTCGCCGAATCGACCCAGATGAACTTGCCGGGATTGTTGGGATCGGGTCGCGCAGTTATCGGCACGTCAGGTCACTCCAGCGGGTTGCGGCATCGGCACAGACAGCGGCACGTTTGAGCCGCCCATCGGCGGCAGATTGCCGAGTGTCGGGACCACCGGTGGCTGCATCGCGGGCATCGCCATCCCAGGCCCTGGCATCGGCCCCGGAGAGGGTTGGGGCAGCCCACCAGGACCTGGGCCAGGCATCGGCGAAGGCGCGCCTTGTACTGGCGGCTGCTGCGCCATCAACAGCGGCAACGTCGAGCTCTTCGGCTCCTGGGGCGCTGGCTGGCCCGTGGCATCGGCTGCCCAGCCCGCGATCTGGCGCGCGTTGCTGATCGCGTCCTGGGTGTCGGCGCCGCGGTACAGCATGCTGCGCATCGGGTACACCTTGTCGAGGGCCTGGCCCGGCGGCGTGCCCTGGGCGACCATCTGGTGATAGGCGGCGTCGGCCGCTTGCGTCGAGCCGAGCGGCGAGAAATTCCAGCGCTGCACGGCGTCATCCTTGCTCAACTGGGTGCCGCTGAGCGGTTGCCCCAGACGCCCCGCGATGCCATCGGCGTACTCGCTCACCCGGGCGGCAAACCCGTTGACCGTCTGCTGCAGCACATCCTGCGAGCTCCGGCCGCTCACCGAACGTAGCCGCCTGGTGGCTTGAGATGATCGTCGCAGCAGTAGCCGACATCGGCGACGACGATGCCAGACAGCACGACCAGAAAGTAGGCGTAGGGAGACTGGTGCAGTCGACCGCGCCGCCGACGGGTGCTAGCGGACATCGATCAGTACGAGTGCAGGTGACCGCCGCCGTTGCCGCCGGTCGGCGTGCTCGAGCCCTTGTGCAAACGCTGGGGTGCGCACGGATAACTGTGGCGATCGCACTCGAGCACGCCGACCTGGGGCGGCAGTAACTGCGCGTTGAGGCGCGCCATTTTGTCCAGTTCGGGATACGCTGACGGGCCCTGACCGTTCCGATTGTCGCTCTCGGCTTTGGCGCGAGTCATGGCTTGATGTTCCCCCGAGAAAACCCCTTCGGGGTGCGCATCGCTCGAGCGCCCAGGTTGGGCGTTGCACCCATCCCCATCGCCGGCGCTTTCGGCCCCTTCGGCATCGGCGGCATCTTCACCCTGGGCATCTTCGGTGCTTTGGCCATCAGGTCCTCCGTCAGTGCATCTTTTTGAGCGTTTGCGCCAGTCTGGCTCGAGCGCCGAGTTTGCCGGGCTTGCTCGCCGCAGCGTTGAGTTTCTTCGCCGGAATGGGCGCCTCGCCCGAGACGCCGAGCTGCGCACGCAGAGCGCCTGGCTTTTTGATCGCTCCTTTAATCCAGTTGCCTGGCATCAGCCTACGTCGCGTTGCCCGTCTCGCCCTTGTTCCACGAGTAACTCTTCTTCGTGGCGGGGGAGGCGTTGAAGACCTCGGGGTCTTCTGGGAAGTTGGCCACGTTGGCATTGTCCTGGACTCCAAGCGACTGACCGCCGCGACTGGCGATGCGACCAGGACTGGGGCTCGGATTGCTCGTGCCGCTCGAGTTGCTGCCGATATTGGGCATCTTGCCTGCCATGCGCCTATCCACCCGGAGGGGCTGCGGCCCCCGGTCCGACTATGGCGCCCGCTTGCTGGGAAGCGAGCACGTCCTGACGCATCGGCCCAGCGCCAATGGCTCCCGCCATGATCCCGCCCACCGCTGAGTTTACCGGCTGTGGCGGCGCGGTCCCTTGCAGTTGGCCGGTCTGGCCCGGCAGCCCACCACCTGGCAACGCCGCGGTGGGCGTGCCGTCGGGCATCGCCTGACCCGACTGCACGGCTGCGAACAATTGCGCCATCTTTTCGTCGTCCAGTTTCTTGGCGACGAGTTGGAAGAGATACTGCTGGCCCTGCGGCGTGTTGAACAGCAGTTTCTCGGTCTGAATTTCGATCATGGTCTGGTCGGGACTCTCGTCGCCCAGACCTTTCTCAAGGGCCTGGCGCAGCGGGATGCGGCCCTCGAGCGACCACTGCATCAACATCTGCGCGTAGGGTAGATTCTCGCCTTCCTCGGGCGGGTATTCGGCGTAGAAGTCGTACACCCCTTGCGTCATGTCGCGGGTCAGTTCTTGGGCTTTACGCACGGATTGGCGCATGCCCTTGGGCTGCACGCTGCAGTACACCGGCACCGTCACGTCATAGTGCTCGACGATGCGATCGGCGATCTCGGTGGCCATACTGCCGACGAACGTCATCGCCTCGAGCCCACCGTTGAGCACGTCGTCATAGGCGTCCTGCAGCATCGACCGGATCAGCGCGCGGTCGTGGCCGCTCGTCGCCCCCGGACCACCACCGGCTGCCGCTGAGGGCGCCTCCTCGTGCACGCTGCCCAGCATCAGGCCCATCAGCTCGTCGACGTCTTTGTTCGTGCCAGGATGCGTCGCAGGCACCGGGGTACCGGCCACGTACTGGGCTTTCATGGGCTGGATGTCGATCTCGCGCGGGCGGCCATTCTCGAGCACCAGGTCGGGGCTGACGTCGGCATTAGCGGGGATGAACCAGCCGCCGAACGCGTGCTGCCAGGCGTGGGCCAGCTTCGCGGTGGCCAGGTTGTTCATGCCCTGGAAGACGCTCAAAAAGGGCCACAGGAACGGGACGCCGCGGCGGTCGGGGTCCGTTTCACTGGCAAAATTGCAGCCCCACACCCAGGTGCCGCACAGCCGCGTGATGCCGAAGTCTTTGGCCAGATCCACCGCCGCCAGGCTGGTCTCGCCGCCCGCATTCACGCGGTGGGCCAGCGTGATGTTGCTGCCGTCCGTGGCCGGCGCGGTCACGCCCTGGCCGATGTAATAGACCACGCTACCCGGGCGCCACAGTTCGTACAGCGTGAACTTCGGATAGCTGCCGCGCGACTGGCTCATGTAATCGGGGTCATAGCCCGGTCCGATGTGGCCCGTGTCCCCGAACCGCCAGCGGTAGCCGCGCGCCTCGAGCTCTTCCTGAGCGTACTGCGAGCGCACCAGCAATCCGTCGAGGCGGTGGCCTGGTCCGAGCATGGGTAGGCACTGGTCGATGCCGATGACGCGGATGCTCATCGGCACCTGTCTGGCGCGCCAGTCGAGCAGAAACTCCTCGTACTCAGAGGCGGACTGTTTGATCGTCGGGCGCTTGAATTGCGGGTACACGCCGCCGTCGTCGTCCACGAACGAGGGCATGTTTTCCCAGCCGGCTGCGGCGGGGAAGCACAACACCGCGCCGCAGCCCTGGTTGAAGAGCATGTCCATCAAGGGGCGCCAGAATTTCCCGTGCTGCTCTTCGACGGCCTGGATGCAGGCGTTGGCCCAGACCTCGAGGTCCGATGCGTTGGTGCGGGAACTGACGCTCTTGCCCATCGGGTCGCGGCGCAAGCGCGGGCGTTTGCCTGACAGCATCTGCACCGCATGCAGGGGCACGGTGATGGCGTACGGCAGTTTTATCGCGAGGTTCCCAGCGACCTGGGCGAAGTCCTTCGGGACGACGGGGTCCCAGCGATTATTCAGCCAGTCTCGACAATCGCGGACGCGAAGACGCGACGTCTGCCACTCGTTGTACTTACTCCACCACATGGTGGCGAGTTGGCCGCTGGTTGGGACGTCGCCTTCACGCATCAGTGACGCGCGGTGTCTTTGCTCTCGTGCTCCTGAGCGCTGCCCCTGGTGGCCTCGTGCTCCTGCGTTCGGGTCGCCACGGCGGCGGTAGCGGCGGCCTGCGCTTCGGCAACCTCCTCGGGCGTGGCCAGGCGTACGGCCCACAACTGGCGGACCTGGTCGAACTCGACGTGCAGCGGTGGATCACCACCGAGCAGGGCCTTGGCGCCGGCCTCGTCGAGACCGGGAACCTCGGTGTAGATGGTGGCGCTGTCAGATTCCTCGAGTTGGGCGGCGAGGACGGCAGCCTCGCCGGCGAGATCACGTGGAGATGCAGTCGGCATACGCTCAGTGTACGTTTCACGGTCAAGGTTTCACGCCGGGCTCACGGCTCGAGTGGATTCCTCGGGCCGCCCTGGGAAAACTTGCCGCCGACCAGCGCGCCGTGGTGCCGCACGTTGGCCGATTGCGTAAACAGCACCTCGAGCATGCGCGTTTGCCCGAGCTTGCCGAACTTGTAGACCGCCAATGCCAGGGCGCACACGCCGTCGTCGTGCATTCCCTCCGGTGCCGCATAGTGGACTCCAGTTCGTGTGTAGGCGTACTCGAACGCCTCGAGCTCCAGTTGCAGGATGCCCTCCGGAAAGCCGATCGTGTGCTCCTGAATCGCGATGGCCAGGCCCTCCATCAACAACTGTTTGGAGCGCTGGTTGAACACATAGCCCTCGACGTTGCGGTGCTCCGCGTTCAGCGCCTGGTCGATCGGCCCCCCAGGTCCGGTGGAGTCGACCGCGGCCGGCGCGCGGCCAACCAGGTCGCGGATACGGCGCAGGGTGACCTCCCAGAATTGCGGATGCGAGGTGGATTCGGATGCGTCGGACTCCGGGTCGAGGCTCGGGTACGCGGTTTGGTTCCAGCGCTCCGAGCGGCACACGCTGCCGTGGTCGCACAGGGCTATGCCCCAGGTCCAGTCGTTCGCACGGGCCAGGTCCCAGCCCCACACCGCGGGCTTGCACTCCGCGTGCATCGGCTCGAGGCACGCGCGGATAGCGTTGATGCCGAACGGATTGCCCTCGTCATCGGACGGTTCCGCCTCGTACAGCTCGCGGAAGACCGCCTCGGGCAGTTTGCTCCTGGCGTCGTCGATCTCGGTCTGGGCAAGCACACCGGCCTGCACCGCGTCGTACGCGGTGATCTTGGCCCAGTGCATGCCGGGTTCCCCCGCCTCGGCGCGGACGCCGAGCTGGTACGCCCAGTTTCGGCGGCCCTTCACGTTGCCGATGATGCGGACCGGCCCACGGGTCGCGGTGAGCGTGGACCGGACCGCGTACCAGGCCTCTTCTCGGCACCGTGTGGCCTCGTCGATCACCGCGGCGTAGACATCCTCGCCGTACAGGTTGTCTGGCTTCTCCGCGCTCTTGAACCACAGCACCGCGCCATTGGCCAGGGTGAGCGTCAGGTCTGTCTCACGCGGCTTGTAGAGACCTCTGGGAATGCCGTACTTCATGCGTTCGTAGGCGACCGCGGCCTGGGAATACACCGGAGCGATCCACCAGAAATTTTGGCCGCGTGCGCCTTGCATGGCTTGCTCGAGCAACCACACCAGGCAGGCCACGGTCTTGCCGGACTTCGTGCTGGCGGCCACGATGGCGTAGCGTTCAGGCGCGAACACCGCGTCCAACTGATAGTCGGCCATCCAGGGCCGTGTGTAGGCGGCAGTGCGCTCAATCGTCGGCATGGGCGCGCTGAATGGTGAAACTGAACGCCTGGCCGTCGGAGGTCAGATCGACCTGATCGGGCACCTTGCCGTCGATGCGCTCGAGCACGACGGCGATGGCCTTCACGTCGCCGTCCTGGGCCATCTGAATGAGCCGTGATGCCACATGTTCGGCTCGTGTTTTGCCGTCGTGTTTTTCGAGCAGCAGGCGTTTAAGCCACGGGGTAATCGTGGGTTCGCTCTTGGGACGGCCGGCAGGATTTCCACTCTGGCCTTTCTGAAATTTCACTGCTAGATCAGGCCATCCTAAGTGCTAGGCGGGCTTTCGCTCATGTGCGCCTGGTCGATGCGCGGATCGTGGGCGGGCTGACACCCGTCACCCACGTAGTGAGTGGAACCCGGATCGGTGCTCACGGTACGGGCCTGAAATGCTCGAGCGCCTGATCGACTTCGTCCGGCTCGAGCTGGCGGCTGACGTTGAACCGGACACTCGAGAGGCAGAGGTGACCGTCCGGGAGCTGGTCGTGTTCGGCGCAGAACACGCGCACGCAAAGTGGACACCAGGTCGCAATGGGCGCCTGGCACCCGGCGCGGTCGCACGTGTCTGGGATGGTCATCGTCGCCAGTACTCCCGCAGTTTTGCAGACCGCTCGCTGCAGACCTGGACCCGTCGAAACCACAACTGCCGTGCCTTGAGCGTGTCGCCACGTTCGAGGGCGAGCTGCGCGGCCGCTTCGAGGTAGATCATTTTGCGCGCCAGTTCGCGCAGCTCGACACGCGCGTACTCAGTCATGCCGCGGCCGCGCGTACCGCTGGCGGAGTGTGCCAGACCGGGTTGCTGCAGGTCGGTCCGGCAGGCTCGAGCTCGTCCTGGCCGCACTTGTAGCACCAGTTGCCGGTGCGGGGTGGCGGTGCTCCGTCGGTCGGGGAGACGACCTCGCTGCGGTGCCCGCCGTTGCAGTCCGGGCAGCGCAGCGCCTTGCCGAAACGTGGGTCCGACAGCGGGACGTCGGCACGGACGTAGCCATTGCCAGCGCAGTGGACGCAGTCGGTCTGGAGGTAGCGACTGCGCGTCGGCAGGATCGGCTCGGTGACGATGCCGGCGTGGAGCACCTCGTCCTTGGCGAGGTCCCTGGCCAGCCACGCCTCGAGGCGATCGCTATCGGGCACGGTGGCCGTCTCGAAGTAGCGAGTCCAGGACAACTCGAACGCCGCTTCGTCGGTGAACCTGGCGCGCCAATCGGCAGCGATAGAGCGGGCATCGTCAGCCGACAGCACCGTCGTCTTCGTCCGTCTTGAAAGAATTTCTTAAATCTGGCTGGCCTGGCCTGGCTCGGCTGGCCCGTTCGCGTTCAATTCGGCTCAGGTGCTCGGCCAGGAGTTTGGGGTCTGGGCCGTTCTCGCGCGCACGCACGCCCGGGGCCGGGCCGGGACGAGCCGGGCCAGCCGGATTTAACTTTTCAGGCCGGGAGAGAGACGTCTCCGGTCCGGTATGGTCCGGTAGGTCCGGTATGGTCCGGTCCGGTAGCCCCACACGTGCGTCGCTACCGGGTAGCCCCACACGTGCATGCACGGTCTCTCCGGACGTGGGTTGCACACCATTCGCACCGTGCGCTGCACGTGCACTTCGCATGCGCTCGCGGTTCGTCGCCCGTCGGTCGATCAGCTTGCCTGCATATTCCTCCCAGTCGTGGATGCGCGCGCCTGACTCGTCACCCTCCAGAAAGCCCACCTCCACGAGCGCCTGTAAAAGACGCTCGGGCTTACCCCTCCACTGGCAGGCGTGCGCGATGATTGACGGACTGTGCCGCTTCAGTTCGCCATCCGGTGCATAGTCCAGGGCCCACCACCACAGGTAGTGGAGGTGTCCGACCGCCGTCGGCAGGCTCACCCCGAGCTGGTGCGCGAGCGCGATCGTCTTCGGGTGTTGCCCGATCGCCTGATGGCTTTCTATCCAGGCCATTCAGACTCCCAGCACGCGCTTGATGTCGGACTCCATGTCCGGCCTCCACACCGGCGCTAGCACACCGGTGGCTTGATTCAACACCTCCAGCCACCGTTTCTGATCCTTGCTCACACGACCGGCGGATGCCTTCAACTCCGGCAGAATGAGCGGATACCCCGCCTTTGCAAAAATCCAATCCGGAATGCCGAACGCATCGCCGTGGCCGTCATGACGGGTGGTATGCACGCCCTCCACCACCGCCTGGGAGTAGCGCACGTGATAGCCGCACCACCCCGCGCGGGCCGCCCACCGTTTCAGTTGGCGGGCGAACTCCTCCTCGCCGACGGCGCCCAGCAGGACCTGGCGACCGGTGTTCATGACGGTGTGCCGCCGCGACGTTTGGGTTCTGGCCGATGCAGGAGGATGACGTCCAGGGTTTTGCCGGACACGACGCTCAGGTCCACTACCCGGAGTACCCCGGGTAGCAACCGGATGGCGTCGAAGATGCCCGCGCCACCCTGGGCACGGTGCTGGTCAACATCCTCTACTTCGACACACAGAAACCGACTCACGCTCAGATGCCTGCCTTCGCCTGCTCCGCGACGAGCTTCTGGTCGAGCTCATGGTTGTGTATGCGTTCGGTGAGGTCGCGATTGGCCGCGGCCACGACGTCATCCGGCGAGCGGTTGTTCAGCACCGGCAAACCCTGCAGGCCGAGCTGCTGGGCCCGCTGCACCAGCTTCCGATTGTCCGCCCACGCCGCGATGATGGGTCGACCAGGCTGCTCGACCAGGTCGAGGACCTCGCCGGTGTCAGGGTCGACTGATAAAACCTCGTCTGGACGACGTGGTGAGGTTGGCGCCTCACCACGTCCAGGCGGCGGCGTGGTTGGCGCCGGCTGATCGTAAAACGTGCCGTCCTCCTCGCTGCCGTGGATGCGGTCGTAGTCGGCCGGGTTGAACGCTGGCCGCGCGGCCGGGCGTGTAGTGACCTCTTCGACCTCGACCTCAGCGACCTCGACCGCCCGCACGGGCATACCCACCAGTTCCGCCGCGAACCCTTTTCGGAGAGCCTGCGCCTCGGCGTCTTTGGCCAGCATCAGCCTCGGCTTACTGCGGTACATCGCCCCCACCGGGCCATCGCCCGGATAAAACTCGTCCCAGAACGCCTGGCCTGTATACGCGCACTTCCGTCCCTGGACAATGCGCCAGACCACCACCTGCGCCTCGGACGGCACTATCAGCGTGCGGTTGCCGTCCTTCAACTCCTGCGTCCCGCGGAAGACGGCCGGCTCGCTGCCGGCGTACGCCCCGCTCCGGCTGGCGATCAGGCGGAACCCGTCGATGCCGACCTGCAGGGCGCCCTTCCCCGCGCGGCGGATCCAGTACGCCTGATTGGACAGCGGGTCGAGGCCGAGCTGCTTGCAGGCGTGCAGGAACATGCCCATCTCGATCGGAGGAGCGGGGTCCTTGCCCTGCTTCTGACGGATCAGCGCAATCGTGGCGAGGTCGACGCCGGTCATCTCGACGACCTGCGCCCACTGGCGGATCTCCGCGTCCTGCGGCGTCTGCGCGCCGGCGGCCTGAGTGGTGACAATCGCTCGGGTGTCAGTAGTAGCCATACATCGTCCTCCTCATCCATGCACCAGACGGCCCACGGCGCTGATGGCTTGCCACAACAGCCACGCCACGCCGCCGAGCACCATCAGGCAGCTCACTAGAATCACGCCCCACAAGGAAAGAAAGACCCAGTCCGTCCCACGCCGCCGTCGCCGCGGGGATTCCCCGACGCGGTAGACCTCCGTGTTTTCGAGCAGCACGTACTTGCGGCGCGCCTCGGTCTTGTTCATCAGCAGCCCCTCACCGTCCATGCGCTCCGCATCCATGGATAGGCAGAAAGTACGTACGCCATGACGCGTCTCACGTCAGCCAGGCTGTGCAGGCTCAGTGAGCCGCCATAGCCCGTGGCGCGTCGGTACAGCGCCGTGTGAGCCGCCCACGTGGACGGGAAGTACTGGCCTGGGCCTTGGGCGCCACTGCCCTGACGGTTGGGCACGTCCTGCCACCCGGATTCTTTGCCGATGATGCATTCCACCCGTGGATCGACCACCGGCTGCTCGACCTCGACGACCTGGACGTCCGTGGTGTCGTCGGTGACTGCGGCCGTCGTGACCACGGGATCGTCGGACGCGTCGCGCGCATCGACCGTGTGCGCCGTCAGCACCAGCAGCGTCGCCGACAGGAGGGCCACCCTCACTCGTCTTCCTTCATCCACGCCTGGGGCATCTCGATCACGTGGAACACCTGCCGAACCTTGCCGCGTCGCTGCTCCGACACCGCGCCGTGGATGAACGCCTCTTCGCGCGGGATGGGCATCATCGCGTCGACGTGCTCGCCAAACACCACGCGGGTCACCGCATAGATCAGGTCCCAGTCGGGATACCCTCGCGGCAGGCTCAGGCTCATGTGCAGCAGCGTGCCCCACGGCTCGCCACGGTCGTCGAGCGATACAAGCACCACCAGTTCGTGCGGCCCGCGGTAGACCTTGGCTTCACCGATGGGCAGCGTCATCCACTCGCCGGTGTGCTTCAGCAGCGCGCCGCTCGCGAGCTTGAGTACGTCGGGCGGCGGAAAGAGATCCCGCCCAGAGTGGGTCTTGGTGCCCGGCGGCGTCCAGAGCAGGGAACTCACGCCTCCTCGCCCTGCTCGAGCCAGGCGATCAATTCGCGCAGCGTGGGCACCAGCTCGGCAAGACGCGCGGTACTGCGCAGCACGTCGGCACCGCCGGCGCGCCAGCCGGCGAGGAACGCCTCGCGCAGATCGAGCGACGGTACGGGAAGGTCGAATTCCTGTTCGAACCGTGCCCAGGCGCGGGAGACGCGTTCGTCCATCGGCGACTTCCGTGGTTCGGGGATGGGCAGCGCTGAGTCGAGGAACATCGGCGACGCGGGGTCGCCGGTCATGGGATCAACCGCTTGTTAGCCCGACTGACGCTGACAAAAAAGGCCAGCGTCCAGCCGAGCACGACGAGGTACAGCACGACGCCGATAAAGACGGCCATCAGGCGACGACCTCAGACACCGGCTCAGGGTCTTGCTGCTGGGTTTGATCAACCTGCTCCTCTTGAATTTTCAGGTGAAGGAGGAAGCCCGCTTCTTCGACAAACGAACGGTGATGTCTCCATGCGAGCGCTTGCAGCCGCTCGACGTCCTCATCCCGAATCTCGACCTGCTTGCGCAACACCATGCAGGGAAGGATGGGCCGCGGCAGACGGGTCCGGATGGACAAGTCGGGCCAAGTGGGATTACGAGTTTTTGGTGCCGGCGCCGCCCTCACGCGACTCGTTCGGATCCCAGGTCGACGGCGGCCAGGCCGTCGGCGCCAGCCCGTACCACTCCATCGTCCGGACGACCGTTTTATCTGAGACGACACCAAACTGAGCGACGTTCTTCTTCGAGAGCCTGAGATGCTCACGTGTGGCTTTGGCCTCGCATTGCTGCATGTCGAGAGCGAATCCGCGAAACGTCTGATGCCGCGGGTTGGACGGCCCGCGGTGCGACGTCATCGGCCGCCGTGGCTTCTTGTCAGACGGTGCGGGAGCAATGCCTTGCAGGAAACCGAATTCCTGCTGCATCTCGTGCTGGATGCGCGCGGTCTGGAGCAGCGCATCGGCCAACTCTTTCAGGTAGCGAGCCGTCGCCTCATCCATGACGCGGCCGAAAATTGGACAAGTGGGGCCATGTCACTACTTGTCTCATGCGCGTCACAATGCCGGCGTGTCGCATACCCCAACCCCCTGCCCTTTCCCAAAGAACAGACTATAGAACAACTGTTCTGTCGCCTCTCCCCTTACCCCTGGCGCAGCCGCTCTTAGCTTTATGCCAACGTTACACCCATACAAGTCACAACCTACGCACAACCTGGCTGTTCAACATGTGCCGCATAATGGAGTATCCATGGTCGTGCCCTCGTCGTACTTGCGCTTACCGCATCTGCGGCGATGGCGCTTGCGCTCGGCACTCACCCAGGAGGCGCTGGCCGATCTGGCCGGCATCTCGCGGTCCACGATCCACAACGCCGAGACCGGCGACAAGGACGTGCTGCCGTCGACCGCGCTGGCCCTCGCGAAGGCGCTCAAGATCAAGCCGCACGAGCTGCAGCACGAGCCGCCTATCTGACTGAAAACGCGTCGGGCCACTTGGCCCCACTTGTCCGCCTACAGCCTATGGCGACGCCACAGACTGGTGGGCATGGTCGAGCCAGCCCGTCTACCGCGCGAGGTCTACGTTATTCTCGCGCGTGTTCGTCTCGAACAGATCGAACGCCGGCTGACGACCGACGCGACACCGTCGAATCGTCAGCACCTGGCCGACCAGCGCGGCGCCTTACGCCGCTTCCTGGGCGAGCCGCTCGACACGGTCCAACCTCAGCCCTGATCTTGTGAGTACTAACCAGTACTTCAACACGGAACGGTCAGTGCGCACACGAATGCGCGAGTACCAGGTGACCGAAGCGTGCCAGCCGCGCGGGCGTGCTTTGCTGAGTTTGCTCTCGCCCACGTCGACGTGCACCACCCCAACGACATCGAGCAGATCGAGTAGCTGTCGGCGATCAGCTACGGTGACCCCGTCGAAGTCCGGCTCTAGATCCTGAATGGCTTGACGCACCAGCGTCACGTCCGCGGCACTGAGTCCCTTTGACCGCTCGCCTACATTGGCGACCAGCGCGGCCTCTTCCTCGCGCAGGCCAGCAATCTGGCGTAGTGCTTCGGCACGGTTGCGCTCGACAGCGCCGATCTCCTCGTCGTCGTCGCCCGAGACCAGCTCCGCGCGCCGGCTAACGAGGTAGTCGAGTCGACGCTGTGCCTTCTGGATCTGCGCACGAAACGCCTCGAGTCGACTCGCGTGTTCTTTCAAGGCCGCGGCGTGGCGTTCCTCAGAATCGAGCAAGTCGCGCTCGAACTCCTCACGTCTGGCGATCGCCGCGCTGAGGTCCTCCCACGCGCGCGCCTCGATCAGTTCGGCTGGCATGTTGGGGAGATCACACACCGTGGTCGTTGCCTGCGTCCGCGCCAACCGCGAGGCATAGCGATACGGGCACGTGTAGTAGCGGATGTGGTCTCCACCGCTGGCGACCAGGTCGCAGCGCAGGATCACGTCGCGGTCGAGACCAGTGCAGTGACCGCAGCGCAGACGTCCGCGCAACAGAAACGGGTCTTCCTGCTGCTCCTGGCGAGTGCGCCAGAAACTCGGGCGGCGGTGTCGCTCGGCGAGTGCCAGCTCAACGCTATCGAACAACGTAGCGTCGACGATGGGCGGCACTTTGATGGCATGCGGCCCGTAGTGCCCCTCGCCCATGTACAGTCGGTTGTGGAGTAGCCCCCCAACGGTGGCATGGCTCCAGTGATTACGCGTACCACGTTTGGCGCGACTGTAACCGGGTGCGATAACCCCGAGCCCATTGAGCCGCGCTGCCAGCACGTAGATCGAATCTGTCAGCGCTCGACGATAGAGGTCGCGCAGGACCATCGCCTCCGACTCGATGATCTCGAGCCCGACGACGCGCCCCTTGCGATCGGCGCCGCGCGACTCGCGAACGCATCGGTAGCCGTATGGCGTCGGGCCGCCGCCCACCCAACGGCCCATTGCCGCCTTGGCCTGACGGTTGCGCATGCTGACGAGTTTGCGTTTCTCGCGGTCGTATTCGCTGAAAGCGTGGAGCTGGTTGCGCAGCAGACGACCCTCGGGCGTGTCGTCGACGGCCACGTTCATATAGACCACGCGCACGCCGTACTGTTGGAGCTGCTCCTCGAGCACCAACGCCTTGGTCATGTTGCGCGCGAAGCGATCGTGCGACGGGACGAGCAGAATCTCGAAGCGGCGCTCTTTGGCAGCGTTCAGCATCGCGTTCAACCACGGCAGATTCCAATCAGCACCAGATGCGCTGTGCTCCTCGCCGTCGCGGAAGCGCAGGTCGTCGGGCAGCACCAGGTTGTTCTCGGTGGCGAACTGCGTCGCATCCTTGCGCTGTGTGCCGAGACTGTAGCCCTGCTGAGCCTGGATGAGCGTTGAGACGCGCTCGTATGAGGCCGCGATGGTTGCCTCAGGCATTCGATTCTGAGTCCATCAGGTCGCTGGGCTTGACGCCCAGTGCTGTGGCGCGGCGTAGCAGTCGCAAAGCGACGAAGGCGCGCACCGCGGCGGCGATCGCTGCAGGGTCAGGCTTTTCGGTCACGCCGATCACCCGGTAGTCGTTGTCGAATTCGCGCTGGGCCAAACCGTTCATTGCAGGTCGGTCCTTTTACTGGCCTGCTGCTCCGCTTCCAGGATCGCCAGCCCCTTGAGGAGCAGCCGCGCGAGCTCGCGCCGTGCATCGGCACGCTCCGCCTCGAGCGGTGAGTTCGCGCACGGACAGGTGGACTCGCTTGACGGGTCGCGCCACTGGCGACACCTTGGGCATTGAACGAATGCGACATTCGAGACGTCATCGGCTGGCGGTAGACTGTTCATTGCAGGTCAGTCAGTCCTTTCATCGGTTGACTTGCGCGAGCCCCGGCCGTTCCCATGGCGGCGGGGCTTTTTCTTGTCTTGTTCTAGGGTTTGGCGTTGTACAGAAAGATCAGGACGGTGACGTTCATCACGTAGAGCGGCACCAGCAGCGCGACAACGATGCCGATCGTCCAGGTCCTCGACGATGTGATCGCACCCAGCAGCCGAATTTCCAGGTCGCGGATCTGCACCTCGATTTGGAGATCATGCGCGCGCAGACGCGGTTCGATGTCGCTACTCACCGTCTGAGTCCATCAGGTCGCTGGGCTTGACACCGAGCGCCGCGGCGAGCTTGCGCACCGTGCTCATGTAGGGCTCCTGTCGGCCGGCTTCGATTCGGGACAGAGATGCGGGAGTGATGTCGGCCGCCTTGGCCAGTTCGCGCTGGTTGAGCGCTTGCCGTTCGCGGATCGTCCGCAGCCGCGGCAGTTTCACCATATGTCCATCGTACACAGTCATGGGCAAGAGTATATCTAAAGCTTGCATTCTCATGCATGACTTGATATAGTCTCGGTACGAACTCATGCAGATTACCATCTCAACAGAAAACCCGCGCAGCCTGAAAGCTTTGCAGCTCACCGCCGGCGCGGCCGACTGGCTCACCCTGCCTGGTGGTGGCTTCGGCATCCCGAGCCAGCGCCACGACGGCGCCTTCTACGCCGCCGACTCGAGCACCTGCACCTGTCCCGATGCCACGTACCGCAGCAGCGAGTGCAAGCACATCCTGGCCGTACGTCTGTACGCCGTCCTCCAGCAGGCCACGCTGACCGAACGCCGGCCGCGCCGGCTCAAGGTCGTCGCGTGAACTGCGTAACCCTACAGCCAGAGTGGCGCCGGCTGGACGAGCAACATGCGCTTGGCTACCACCAGCGCACCCCGAGCCGTTGGTGCCCGGCTTCTCTCGCCCACACGCCAATTCCGTACGGGGGGCCGGTCAAGCGGGTGCCCGGTTCAGTCGTGGGCGATATCCAGATCACCCCTGATTTCGGGGTGGGCGCATGAACTGGGACGAGCTGGTCTACCGCGTCACCCTGTTGGCCGTCCTGCTCGCCCTGGGCTGGCTCATGCTCGCCCCCTTCTCCAGCCACGAGCCGCTCGTGCAGTTCACCCACGCGGCGCTGATCGCGTGATGATCGGCACCAACGGCACCGTCGGCGAGGTCGTCGAGGGCGTCATCGAATCCGCGAACGACCACGGCATCAAGGTCGCGGGCGAATGGCGGAACGTCTCGAAATTCAAACCCGTGGATCTGCCCGACCGCGGCGCACGCGTCCGCCTCGAGCTCGACCGCGCCGGCTTCATCAAGACCCTGCAGGTGCTCGATCAACCCGCTGTGACAGACAACCTGTCGCGCGACCGCACCATCACCCGCCTGGCCGTGCTCAAAGCCGCGGCCAATTTCCTGGGCCAGTTGAGCCAGACCCGCGAAGAGGTCAAGTCCGAGCACGTCCTGGTCCTGGCCGACAAATGGGTCACCTGGATCGACCAGGCACCGCAACCTTCGAAGGAGGCTTTCTGAGATCATGACGACATTGATGGCACGCGCCTACGGCGGTACTGGACTCAGCCTCGAGGACCTCGACGCCTTGCCGCGGCACGAACGCGAGGCAATAGTCGCCGGCACCATCAGCATGCTCCGCGGGCAGCTCGCCGAGCTCCGCACCCAGCTCCTCGAGTCGGAGGGCATGCTGCGCCAGGCGATGCTCGAGCGCGGCGCCACTGTCGCCGACGCCGGCGCGTGGACCGTGAAGCTGACCACGCGACGCTCGTACGCGTACGACGAGGAGATGATCAGCGCCCTGCAGGCGTTCGTCGACCCCGATGTCTACGATGACGCGGTGCGGCGGATCGTCACCACGAAAATCAACAAGACGAAACTCAACCAGTTGGCCAAACGCGGCGGCGACATCGCCAGGATCATCGAGGCCGCCACCACCGACGTCGTCGACGGCTACACGCTCGAGGTCAGTCGGGCCTGATCGGCCCGCATCTCAGCGATCTTTAGCAGCAAGACGTCGTTCGCCTTTTCGGCCGCGATCAGGCGCGTCCGCAGCCGTTCGTTTTCGGCCTCCGTCTCGACCAACCGCCTGTGCAGCAGGCGGCGCTCGCCGATCAGGGTGACCACGTCGTCGATGTCCGGGCAGAACGGCTCGACCATCATCGCCCGCTGGATACTGTCAACGAGCTCGAGAAACTGGTCTTCGGTCAGCACTCAGGCAACCGGCCCTGACCTGTAACTCCATCCGCCCCAGACCACGCCCAGGGCGATCAGAAAACTCAGCACCAGGACGATCTGGTCAGGGATGGCCACGCCGATGACCCCGAACAGCAGCGGGATCAACCAGCGGGCCAGAATGAACACACACACAGCGACGATCGCCAGGATGATCCACGAAATAACTGAACGACCTAAAATCATGAGGTTTCTCCCGTTACCCAGAGACAACTCCATCCGCCCCACTGCGCCCACTGAGCGCGGCTGATGGTGTCCCACACCCCCCCGTAGCCGGGGCTGGAATTACTCACCCAGATGTTCGGACCCTGTACCCCGCGTACCCCGAGCCAGTGGTAGAGCTTGGCGCCGCTCATCAGCCCGAACGTCCCACGGTAGATGTCGTAGGCCTCGTCAAAGCTCAGCCAGCCCTGCCGCGTCTGCAGACCGGCGTGGTCCTGCAACACCCGCTGGAGCTGGGCGCCCGAGCCGTCGTGCAGACCGATGGCCGGGCTGATGTTGGTGGGGTATCCGATGGCGTACACCACCTGCTGGCGGTTCTCATAGATGTCGTCACCCCGCGGAGCTCCGCAACCACGCTCGACGAATTCGGTGGCACACGCGGAACAGGTCCAGTCGTACATCTGGCCGGGCATCGAGGTCCACGGGTCCCAATCGATGCTGCCCGGCAGCGTCTCGATCGGATCAAAACGAGGACCTCTTGACGGAATTGTCCCTCTCGATCCAGTAGTAGATGGCGTTGTTCGAGAACGTCTGGGACACCTTGTCGCCGTCTAAAAGTATGATGAACTGCTCGTCACTCCTCGGTTCGTCGCCCGCGTCAGCCATCGCCTGGGCGACCCCTGGACCGATGTTGTAGTCGGTCATGTCTGAGCAGCCTCCAGAGCCTTCAGCACCTGGTCGTCGAGCACCCAGCGGTCGAGGCCGTCGGTGTCGATCACACGCTGCTTGACCTCGGCAGCGGCCTGCTCGGCCGTCTTGCCCTCGCGCCCCAGGCCGGGCTGCATCGCCACCATGACGTGCAGCGACTGGCCCATCAGCGCGTCGGCGCCACCACCTGGCGGCCAGTAACTCACCGAGCCGCAGTTCTCGAACGGGCACGGCACGACCACCACGTTCAGGTCAGTCTGGCCGTCAATGCCAGTGCCGTAGGTGACCGTGGCAGGATCGAGCGTGCCGCCGTGGCTGCCGCCGGGGGCATCGGCGTGCTGGTATTCCCATGCGGCAGGATCAGCGAAAGAGGTGACTTTGACACTCATTGGGGCCCTTTCCTACGGGTTCGATTCGCTGGTCAGATAGGCCGTGTTGGTGGCTGCCGAATACTGCACGTGGCCAATGGCAGTCGACAGGGCGTACAACTGCGCCCCGTCCAGATACGGCACACTCGCGGTTGGCTGCGCGCAGTTGACCACCGACCACGTGCCGACTTTGGTGACAGTCGGGGTTACCGCTTTGACCGCCTGCCAGCGGAGTGGAGCGCCGACCGCTTCGCCCGCTGCACCCGACCAGCCCGCATACAAAAACTGAGAAACCCCGTACCCGACCGTCTCGTAATACCTCAAGCATCTGGCCAGGTCGTCCGCCGGGTGCATGGGCACGTAGGTGGCCGCCTGGCTGCCCACCACCAGCATGGCGTTGTCGAGGTAGTACGTGCCGCTGACATCGAACTCAACGTTGAGAGCCAACTGCGCCGCATTTGCAGATACGGCATAGGTCAACGAGATGGTTTCGTAGACGCCACTCCCGGTATGAAAGTTGCCACGCTGAACGCCTGTCGTCCCACCATCGTTCAAGCGAAATCGAATCCCATTGGCAACGGACGTTTTTACGCGGGCACTGACCGTCACCGTCTTGCCGCGAAGAGACACATAGAGGTCATTTGACGATTGAGTCAGACTTGTCCCGCCAGCACCCGTGCCCAGCACGAACGTACAGGCGGCGCAGTACTGACTCGGCACGTCGGCATTGACCGTGTCACGGCTCACGCTGAGCGTGTCGGTACCTGCCAGCCCGACCAGCCAACGGTCCGGTCCATACGCCCCATTCACCGTGAACGGCCCATTGCCACGCTGCCACTGTTCGAAGCCGCCATTGGTCAGCAGGGAGGCGCGCGCGACGTCCGCGCCCAGCATGGAATTCGAGATCGAGCCCGCGGCGATCGCCGTGCCCGAGATACTCCCCGGTGGCACGTTGACCGGCGCGCCCAGCGTCACCCCCGTCGCGTCGGCCGAGATCAGTGTCGTGCCGTCCGCCTTGAGCACGCTCAGCGCGCGCGAGTTGACGGGGTCGTCATTTTGGACCGTGAGCGCGTAATTGTTCGGATCGTTCAGGCTCACCAGCGCGACCGGCACGCCTTTGTTGGGTGTGCCCTTGAGCGCATCAATGATCTGTTGCACCTGGACGGCCTGCGCCTGCGAGCCAGCCAGTACGTCGTTAAGTGTGGGCACTCATTACCTCCTCAGGCAGTCGTCCAGATGCGGCCGCTGTCCCAGCGCGTGCCGTCGTTCCAGTACCACGGCGCCGTCGACACCGAGCCCGGTTCCGGCGGCAACAGTTTCACGCGAAGCGTCACCATCACCACCGGCTCGGCCGTGCCCTTGCCCGACTCACCCCGCAGGTACAGCAGTTGCCGATCCACCGGCGGCAGCACCAGCGCGTTGTAGGTCTCGCCGAACTCGTCTCTCAACGTACACATATCGCCCGTTTGCAAGGCCCGCAGCGTCCGAAAATCGTCGATCGCGCGGGTGATGTCGCGGCCGCCGATCCGATCCACGTTGCCCTCGCCGAGCAGCAACTGGTACGTCCGCACCGGGCGCACCGCCACGCGGATCTGGGCCCGCGGCATCAGCACGCGCAGGATGGCCGCGCTGGTACTCGTGTTGCTGCCGTCCAGACGAAAGCCGATGCGGCGCCCATTCCACGGCTGCCCCACGATGATCTGCGTCTGGGGCGACGTGTTCGCCACCCCCAGGCGGGTATAGCCGCCGCCCTCGGCGTTGCCGTTCACCACCACCTGCGCGCCGGCGCCCAGGTTGTCACCCTCCACATCCACCTGCAGCAGCGTCTTCGGCGTGGCCGGGTGCCCCCAGTCCTGCCCAGGGACATAAAAACTCCAGTTCTGGGCGAAGCGGTACTCGATGTCCTGCAGCGGGTTTTCCGTCCGCGGCAGCACGCACCAGCCGACGGTCGTGGTGCCGTTGCCGAACCAAAGCCGCGGCGGCGAGCTGAGGCCCGAGATGTACAGCAGGTAGCACCGCTGGTTGGGGATGACGATGATGCCGCCGTGCCACAACATCGGCGAGGGTCCGATAGCCGACGGTGACGGACCGTACCCGTAGCCGTACCCGAACGGTGAGACGCCGGCGTCGCCCTGCATGATGTCGCGGCCCATGCAGATGTACGTATCGACCCCGTTGTAGACCGACACGATCTGCCAGGGACCGTACGACGTCGACGCCAGGATCTTGCCGCGCACCGGTGTTTCGTTGGGCAAGCCGTGCCCGGGCGTAACGGTGACCAGCCGCGAGCTCGCCGCGCCACTCACGTCCAGCCGGAACAACCCGCTCAGGTGGGACGAATAGATCTGGCCGCCGCTCGAGTGGCCGGCGATGCCGTTCTCGTCGTCCAATGCCGCGGCGAAAAACGGCATCAGGTTGGGCGCGTAGCCCGTCACGCCGTCCAGGTCGTGCATACCGTTCACTTTGTTGATGTACACGTGTGTCTGGTCGCCGATGAGGCGGTTGATGCCGTACGTCGTGTCGCCCACGGGAACCGACGCGCCCCAGTTGGCCGGGGTCAGTGGCGCCGTGGCCACGTTGCGCACGGAGGAAACCCCGTCCTGGCCGATCATCTGGAACGCCCCGGTGGTACCCAGGGTGCCCGTGGTCTGAAACCAGGCCTGCGCCAGCGATTTTCTCAACACCCCCGCGTTATTCGTCCAACTGCCCGCGCTCTTCTGCCACAGCAGGCCAGGCGCGCTCGAGCTCGTCGAGCCGACGCTGGTGCCGACGTACAGGCTGCCGCCAAACGTGCACATGCTCCACGCCACGTTGCCGGCGCCGAGGTCCTGGTCCTGGGTGATCGCCCCGGTGCCGCCCGCGACCTTGTAGATAAACCGTCCGGCGCCGATGTACAGGTCGCCCGCAAAATCCTGGGCACAGCGGGCGTAGTCGGCCTGGCCCGTCGGCGAGACGCTGTTCTGGAACGGGCCTGGCAGCACCAGCCTGGGAAACCGCGCGTCGGCGTTCACACCCCACGCGTACGTGCCGCCCAGTAACCGCCACGAATAGAAGGCGCCTAAATGAAACGTGTCCATGACGAGCGGCTCTTCGCTGATGTCGACGGGCTCGCCCGACAGTTGCGGCGCAGCGGTCTCCTGGTCGCCCTGCGCCTGACCGGGCGCACTGCGACGCGCGGAGCTGTACTGGTACAGGGTGTAATCCTGCCCGTTGATGTTGATGCTGTCGCGCAGCGGGAACGTCGGCACCTATCGCTCAGCCAGGCGTACCGAACACCGGGTTGCCGCCCCAGTTATCCCGTGAGCGGACGGTGAGCACCGACGGCCAGTGCTGTTTTCTCACCTGCGGATGCTGCAGCGTGAGCCGCTTCCACTGGTTCGCCGCGGCTCGAGCCTGGGCCCGCAGGGCCATGTATTGCTTCTGATCGTCGGGCAGGCCCCATTTGGACAACTCGAGGTTGACGTACGCCTGGCCGATGATCTCCATGCCGTTGATGGGCAGCACCGCGCGGTCTGTCTCGGACTGCAGGCCCTCCGTCGTGCCCAGGCCCCAGCCGGTGCCCGTATTGATCCACCACGACATCGGCACGTAGCACTGCACCAGCAGCGTGTCGCCGGTGTTGAGCAACTGGGCGATCTCGATGCCGGGGTTGTCGCCGCCCGAGACCCAGCGCCAGTTGATCATCAACTGGTCGTCGGCGTTGGGGTCGCTGTTGGCCGGGCGGTAGTACACCTCGACGACCTGGTCTTCGGCCTGCAGCCAGGGCGCCAGCGTGCCAACGGGATAGACGCGCTGATTCAGCACGCCGGGTATCGGCAGTTTTTGAATCGTCCAGCACTCGGCCAGCACCTTGTTGACGATGTCGTTCAGGCCCAGACGGCCCTCGTAGTGGACGGGCGGCAGTTTTCCATAAAACTCGACGGCCGTGCCGGCCAGCGTCAGCGCTGTGTGGGCGCGTTCGACGGTGATGGTGCCCGTCCCATTCTGCAAACCGCCGTAGACCACGCGCCGCACCTGGCCCGCGTTGGGGCCTGTCGGCTGGTACTCCCACGTGTTGCCCAGAAACGACGGCTCGAGCTCGGTGCTCAGAAAATCGGCGACGATGAGCTGGTTCGTCGCGGTCGCGTCCGAGGTGGTCTGGGTGATGCTGTTAAAACCGGCCGCGTCGGCGAGCCGGTGGCGGTACTGGCTCAAACTGAAGCCAGCGCCCTGCTGGGACTGCACCGGCCACGCGGGCGAATACGGGCCCAGCCCGACGCCGGTGTAGCGCGCGGTGCGGTACCAGTCCGTCAGGCTGCCCGGTACGTCGACGTAGGTGTAGACCGTCTGGTTGAGCACGTACGGCAACTGGACCAGCAGAGTGAATGGTCCGCTCTGCACGTGCGCGCGCTCGAGCTGGATGCCCACGTACGTGCTCATCAATGCGTTGACGCTGGGTTCCTGGAGCGTGATGGTGTTACTCATTACGGACCTCCAACGGCGCTGCCGACGGGCGGTGGGATATCGCTCGAGGTGATCGTATGTTGTGGCCAGTCGAGGTAATTGCTGACGGCCACGCCCGCGGGCGGCGTAGTGCTCGGGACCACCACCGGGTTGGGTGGTGGCGACACGCTGAGCTGGGCGAGCAGCGACAGCACCTGGGCCTGCACGGCGCTGACGGTCAACGCGAACGTGTGATGGACCGCGGTGCTGAGCGCCAGGACCTGGGCCTGGGTGGCGCTGACGGTTCTGAGAAACACCCGCTGGGCGACGATGCTGAGCGCCTGGGTCTGCGTGTTGGCCCGCACGAGACGCACCTGTTTGGGCAGGACCAGCGTCTGGGTCTGGGCGATCTGGCGGACCAGGTTAGGCGCCCGACGCAGGCTCAGCGTCTGCGTCTGCGTGGCCGATCCCGACAGCGTGTAGGTCGTGCCCCCACCGCCGCCGGTGGACTGCCAGATGGTGAAATACGGCTCCTGGCGCGGCGCCTCGCGCACCATCGCGTACGGGTCGCGGTACAGCCAGGCAATTTCCGCGGCCGTCAGCACACGGCCGCGCCAGATGTAGACGTAGCCGATCGAGCCCGGCAGATAGCCGCCCGCTGGAGCTGACGTCGAGCCCATCGCGCCGATAAAGAGCGGGTCGGTGGCGTTGTAGTTGGCGTTGGCCTGCGAGGTGTAGTTAAGCGGCTGCGAGACCGCGTCCACGTAAAACTGCAGCGTGGTCGCGCTGTTCCGCGTGGCGACGAACTGGTGGAACGCGCCGTTGATCGGACTGCTCGTCGTCGCGCCGCTCAGTTGATTGCTGCCGTCGAGCATGAACAATCCCAGCAACCCCGAGACGGGGCCGCCGTTGTTGTCCATATTGGCCGCGAAACTGACCTGGACAAAACTGCTGCCGTTGCGCTTGCTGGCCAGCCCGAACGTCGTCGAGCTCGCCGGCGGATTGGCGTACGCCGCGATGGTGAACACCTGGCTGCCCGTTCTGTACGAGGCGATGTCGCCGAAATTGCAGTTGTCGGTGCTGCCGTTGAACAACAACGCCTGGCCCTGCGGCGTATTGCGGATGGCTGTCGGTGCGCCGCTCGGACTGGCCGCGCGGCCCAGCACCAGGTCGCGCGGCACCCCGTCGCCCGTCATTAACGTGGCGAACGTCAGACCGCGCGCCAGCGGATGCTGCGGGTTGATTCTGGGAACGCCCAGCGGCTTTCGCCGCGGCAACTCCAGGCCGAGGTCGCGGGCAATCACGCTATTGGGTCTGCCACGAGTAGACCGACACCGTGCCAGCCGAGGCGGCCAGGGCAGTACCGGTGTTGTTCTGGAAAATCAGGTGCAGGTTGATCGGGCCAGGCAGCGGGAACGGCGCCGAGGCGAGTTGCTGCGTCGTCGACGTGCTTTTGACGGGCAGGGAGGTCAGGTACAGCGCACCCTGCGGCAGCACGCCCGAGCCCAGGGCCTGGTAGTTCGAGCCGTCCCACTGCGGCTGGCAGTACACGTCGATGGTGTTGCTGTCGCTCACCGTCGGAGCGGCGTTGAACGTGATACTGCCCTGGATCGCCGCCCACGGATCGAGGTTCACCGTGTTATTCACCACGGTCGTGGACTGGACGACCGCGGCCGACGCCATGCTGTTGAGCTCGGTCGCGCCACAGCCTGCCTGCGAGTGGGTGCTCGAGAACTTGGCCATAGACCTAAGAAAACTGGACTTTGGCGGTGAACTGGATCGAATCGCCCGAATTCAGCGCCTGGCTGAGACCGTCGAAGATGGCGTACAGCACGCCGCCGCTGGGTGGGCTGCCCGCTCCCGCCGCATCGAAAATGCCCACGTTGGTGATCGTTTTCGTGCCCGCCGCGGTGATCGTCGCGACGACCTGGTGCGTGTCGTTGGTCACGGTGGTCGTCACCTGGGTGCTGGTGCCACTGACGCGCGCCTCAGTCGCTGCCGTCGACAGGTCGGTGCTGCCCGCCGCGCCCGCGCCGGCCCCCGTACCCCAGCCCACGAAGTGCGGCTCGGTCTGGGTCGGCGTGCCGCCGAACATCCGCCCGCTGATTACGGCTTTTCCGACCGACGGAACAAGCGACGCCATGACCGACCCTCCTTATGCTCAAACTTCGCGATGGTGCCGAGGTCCTCGACGGCGCGCGCGGGGCACTCGAGCGCACACTCGGCGTGCTCGGGACACGCGCGGATGATCCTCGCGCTCAAACTGCCCGCCTGCGGGACCAGGCCCTGGGCCATCTCCTTCACGCTCAGGAGTTGCCTTCGATCGCGACGCTCGCCGACAGCCGCGCGTGGCCGGTGCTCGAGATCGAGGCAACCTGGATCGCCACGCGGTCGCCCGGGCGGACGCCCACCTTGTTCGGGTCGCCGACCGCGTTGGCGAACTCGCCGGTCGAGGTGGCCAGCAGGGTCGGCTTGTTGCCGGCTGTGGCCCAGATGCTGGTGCCGTTCACCAGTACGTCGACCACCGTGTTGCTGCCGCCGGTGCCCGCGGTGCCGGCGTACACCTTGATTCCCGTGATGCGGCCGAACGCGACCACCACGTACTCGTTGAGGAACTGGCTGGCGGTGACGGCGGCGTTGGCATAGCCGGCGACCGTGTCGATGATGTTTTTGGCTTGGGCTCGAGTGCCAGGCATGGGGAAAGCCTCCTGGTGTGTTTAGGCGGGCACGTGGCGCTGGGCGCGAGCGGCCCTCGCGCGGGCAAGCGCCGCGAGCTCTGATTCGGTGCGGGGTCGTTTGGCGGACGCCGGCTCGGGCTCGGACGGCTCATCAGCCGCCTCGTCCTCTTCGTCGTTATCGTCCTCCGGCACAGGGTCCGGTCCTGGCGTGGTGCGCGTGCCGTAGCCCAGCGTCTGCAGGGTGGCCGCCACCGCCGCGGCAATCGCCTGTGCATCGACACCACCGCCGCCCACCACGCCCGTCTGGTGCAGGCCTGAGACGATCGCTTCGCCCAGGGCCTGCTGCTGGCGGCGGTCGTTGTGCATGACGTCCTGGTGCTGCTTCAGCGCCCGGTCCGTGGGAAAATCGTCGCGATCGCAGAACTCGCACTCGTCGGGCGCCGGCGGGACCTGAACGCGCTCGAGCTGCGGGAATCGCACCGGTCGCGCGCCGCGCCAGCACCCCTGGCTCTTGGCCGACCCGCCGCCGGCCCGTCCCGCGTGGGTCAGGTGATCCTTCGTTTGGCCCACGTGTTTCTCACACGTTGGCACCAGCGGCGGACGCAGGTGGTACCCCAGGTTGACGATTTGCTCGACGCCCAGCTCGTGAGCGCCGCCCGCCTGGAACAGCGGTTCGTAGGGATTGTCCATGTAATAGACATTGCTGCCGAACTGGCCGTAGTCGTTCAGCACCTGCCAGCCGCGGTTGATCTTTTTCATCATTTCCATCGGCGAGGCGTCCGTCGAGACGATCTCGCCGCCTGGCGCGCGGCAGTAGACGAGGCCCTCGTCGGCAATCACAGCGTTCGGCGCGTCGGCGGTCAGTGTTTCAGCCATGCTGGCTCGGGCTCTCCTTGCTGCTGCACGTAGGCGGTAGGAATCGTTGGTCGATGAAAGAGCGCTGAGTACTCCCAGTCGACTTCGTCGGTCATCAGGTGGGCCCCCTTGGGCCCGAACGTGGGCAGCGTGCTGACGCGCACCAGGCTGTCATCGGGCAGCGGTGGTGGCGAGGGCTGCCCCGGCACCCGCCGGCGTTTGGGCGGCCGTTTTCCAAAACCTTTGACCGGGACGACGGGCAGGGGCCCGCGCGGCGGGCGGGCGTCTAACCGCACGAACGTCCAGCCCTGCCGCGCGAGTCTCGGAATCATGCGCTCGAGCGACCACTGCAGCCGCCGCTGCATCAGGTCCGCGGTCGCCCGCGCGGGCAGGCGCACGTGAAACTTCACGGCGTACGCCTGCTGCTCGAGGTCGGGCCTGACGATGACATTCGGCATGCTCAGGAATAGACGACGATGCCCGCGCCGGCCGAGCCTGGCACCAGGAAGATGCCAGAGCGAGCCGGGATGTCGATCGGGATGATGCCAACGCCTGGCGTGGCGGCCGAGACGTACAGGATCTGACCGCTGGCCGCCGACGGGTTGTCGTAGATCGTGAGCGAGCCGGTAATCGCCGCGGTGACCACGATTTTGGCGATGCGGCCACCACGGGCCTTCACCGCCACGTTCGAGGTCGTGAACGGGGCGTAGTTGGCGCCCTGGAACATGTCGACGTTACTCATTCTGGATTACTTTGCAACAGCAACCGCTACGTGTGGTTTGCATCATGTAGTGTGACCCCCGAAGAGAAGCGAGCCAGACAGGCCGAGTACATGCGGAAGTGGCGGGCGGCAAACCCCGAACGCACGAAAGAGATCGCGCGCGAGACAATGGCCAGGTGGCGCGCTCAGAATCCCGAAGAGAGCCGCGAGTACTCCAAGAAATGGAGAGACGAGCACCCCGAGTTGAGACGGGCGACGTCGAAACGCCAACTCGAGCGGGTGAACCGGCTCAGGGCAACCGATCCCGAATGGCGCGACGACCAGAATGCTCGATCCAGGGCACGTTACGAAGGGTTGAAGGGCATTCCGGAGACTGAGTTGCAGGCGCGGTTCCAAGAGGCCAACCCCACGGCAGTCTCCATGGACCGAGTGCGACCGGATTTCTACATCCCCGGCGATGGATTCATCGAGATCAAGCGAGCGCTGCCCTACCTGTCGTACATGTGGCGCACCACGTCGGTTCATTTCCCCGGTCTGTACTTCATGTACGGGGGAACCGCCAAGGCACTCAACAATGTCGACGCCCAATTCGCTATGCAACCGAGGCCACTTCTGATCGTGGTTTACCACGGGCTAACTGGCGAGGAACTTGCACGTAAATTACTCAGTTAGTGCAGGTCATTTCGTGCATAAAAGTTTGACAGCCCAGTTGCTCGAGTTGGTGGTGGCTGCCGCGGCCTCGTCGGCCTCCAACCGTTCGAACATGCCGTAGATGCAGTCCATGCTGACGATCCAGGCCAGGTCGAGCGGGCTGTACCAGGTGTGGGTGGTGGGCTGACGCTGGATAGCTTTGAAGTAGTGCGTCTTCGACCAGAACGCACCGGTCGCGGCTGGTGCTGAGCCGGCCAGCAACTGCGACTCATACACGTCGGCGCCATACATGCGGCCCACCTTGGCCTCTTCCACCGCCGTGCCTTCGGTGCTTTCACCGATGTAGAGCATGTTGGTGAATTTCTCGAGCTTGAGAAAACCGGAGTAGGTCGCGGGCGGAACCACGATGTACCAGGGCCTGGGCGCGGCGTTGTTGCGCAGCAGGGTGCGGGCAAGAATCAGGTTGTCGTCGGTCAGCTCCGCGCTCGAGGTCCCGCTCGAGTTGGTCGCGGCGGCGAACAGGCTCGCGGCATCCACGTCCATCTGACGCGCGAGCGCATACGCTCCGGCGATCGTCGTCTCGGAGCGGATGTCGTACCGGCTCTGGATCTCGGCGATGTCCTCGATCTCTTGCGCGATGGCCCTGTGCCCATTGGTCATCGGCAACACGAACTGTTGCTGGGTCTCGGTGATGGCCTGTGGCGTGAGTGCCGTGCCCGCCGCCTTGGCGTTGGCGGTCAGGTTGTGCCTGCTCGGCAAGTTGATGGTGTTGGCGTGCTGGTCGACCAGCGCGCTTTTGTCGTCGAATAATGCCGCGACCACGACGTCGTACTGGATAGCCCGATTGAGTTCAGGCGACCAGACCTGGTCGATGTAGAGCGCGGCCGTCGTAATCGTGACGTCGGCCAAGGTGGTATGAACCCTCCGGTGGAGGGCTGTTTGAAGTCAGCCCTGATTAGCTGCGACTGCGCTCGGCGTCGGCGCGCATCTGGGCGGTCATCGCATCGATCTGCGCTGGGCTCAGCTTGCGGGCGTCTTTCGGCGACAGAGTCGCGTATTCCTCGATCGAAACGTTGCCATCTGAGTGGCTGCTGCCATTGGCGCGTTCGGGTGTCGCACGTGAGCCGACCAGTCGGCCGCGCAGACCCTGCAACTCAGCCTCGAGGCGTGCGATTTGATCGCCCTGAGACTTTTTGCCGAGGTCGATGGCCCGCCTGGCCAGGTCTGCCGCGGACGGCGCCGAGTGCAGGGCTTGATAGTCGGCATCGGTGATGCCCTCGAGGTCGCGCAGCTTTGAGAAATCCTGGGCCATTTCGGTCAGGATCTGCTGCCGCGTGGCCTGCTGAAGCTGTTGCGCCTCACGGTTACCGCCGTACATCTGTGCGAGCTCGCGACGGGCCCGATCGACGGTGGCCCAGTCACTGGACCCCAGGTCCTGGAAGAGACTGTCCACGCGTTGCGTGGCTTCGCGCTGGGTTTGCTCGTATTGCTGCGCGCGTGTGCGTTCGGCCTGCTCCCGTTCGTGCTTGGCTTGACCTTCTGCCAGCCCGCGCTGGTACGCCTCGTCGGCAGCTCGTCGGCGGGTCCCCCGCGTCTCACCCTGTTCGGGGGGGAGGACGGTTCCAGCGCTTTCGGGCGGCGGTTCGGAGACGGTCGCTTCGTCAGGTTCCGGTGCGTCGTCGGCGGGTGGTGCGGGCGTGGTCTCAGGGGGTCTCAGGCTCTCGGGATAGATCGATTGATCGGGACCGAGAGCGATGGTGACCTGGGACTCGCCGTCCGGAC